GCATATCGCGTCTCTATATTTGTCTTGAATCCCCAAACTGGCGGCTATGTCATATACGGGCTTTTGCCCTACTTCTTTTTCGCTTCTGTCGTCATGGTTGCCTGGCATAATGCAAAGAACCTTGTCTTTAATATCATACAGTTCGTTTGTCATAAATACTTTCTGCTGATGCGGTGACATTGTTTGATGGTACACGTTTGATTTACCGCATTTGGTTGCGTTTTCAAATACGTCGCCAGCTATCACCGTATAAGCATTATCCGGTTGCAATAGTTTTTTAAACCGTGTCCATCGTTTATGATCGAAACTCACTGCCCCGCAATGTACGTCCGCTATCGGGTATATGTCTATGTATTCTAATTCCTTTGGCGTGTTCACAACAATCATCTTTAAATCGTCCATAACACCAAACCCCACTAAAACACCTCCTGCTTTTGACCGTAACCCATTGGGTTGGTTTCCTTGCGCTCGTATGCTCCAAAATCGTCTCTCCCTGCGCCCAACGGTATGCTTACGATATAATCCTGCTGATCTCGTATAGCGTGCGCTATTGCCAATGCCATGACACAATCATCGTGCGCCCCTTCCTGCGCTTCCGGCTTTCCTTTCTCGTTTCGTACAAACGTCAGCATTTCTTCAAGTGTTATTTTGTCGTTTATCTTTTCAATGTGTTCTCTTGCAAACGTCACCAGCCCAGCTATCGCCACCGGACGGGTTGACGATGTTGTTTTAAACCCGTAACGCCTTTCAACCTTTTGTGTGATGCTGTCAACCGTCTCTCTCCAGTATTGATTGTCATACCCTACCCGCTGCATTTCCCTGATTGGATATGTTGAAAAATTGCTCTCCACGCCTACCAGTGCGTTGTTGTAGTACATCCCCAAACATACCATTTGATGCGCATATAAATCTTCGTCAAACTGGTTGCGCAGCACTGCCACCTGTTCACCCGTTGAATTGTCAAGGACCTGTCCTACAAAGAAGTCCGAACCTTCGCCCGCCGTGTCGCCGCCTATGACGTATGGATGATACCTTTCAATGTCTTTGTATATCGTGGTGCAACCGTCTACATCGTCCACCCAATAAACGTCTTTTATCTCAACGGAAACCCCGTCAATCCCCTGCGTGATTTCCTGTTTGTACTCAAACCGGCCTACTTTTACCGGCTTTTGCAGCCTTACAATCCTGTCGTTGATGGCGGCCTTATTGAATATACTCTTTCCGGTCACGCCCCACATGCCCAGGCAGTACACATCGTAGTAGTACCGGTCTGTGTCCTTGTAACTTTCAAGAAGCCTTTTGTATGCGTCGTCAAGGAACCTATTATCCCTGTAAGTCGTGTGCAGTATAACCGCGTCAATGTTCTTCTGATCAAAAAACTTATGCTTTAGCCAATGGTTTACGTCTATCGGGTTGAAGGACAGTGTTATCTGCTTATCCGAACCCAAACCCCTTAATCGTATGTCTAACTGGTTGAAGTCAGCTTCCAGTATCTCACTTGCTTCCTCAACCCATACGTCCGTCAACTCGCCTTTTTCAAACGTGGTTGATTTCAGCTTTTCAACGTCGTCCAGTCCTGCGAATATGACTTCATTCCCTGTCAGTAAACATTTAACGCGCAGTTCCCCGTTGTATATCCTGAAATACTTTGACAGGTTCCATTTGCGTATTACCTGTTTAAACAACGCAAACGTGGAATCCCTGTTTGTCTTTGCCACCGCTCTTACCACCAGTAGATTGGTCATTGTATTTTGCAGTAGCTTGTATATGTACCTTTGCACTACAAAATACGATTTACCACTACCACCGCCGCCGTAAAATACCATGTACCTATGTTTGTCGTCCAGGTACGGTAAGAAGATATCGTTAAACGCCTTTGATGGTATCTGTACGGTGACGCTACTCATCTACAATCTCAACGCGAACGGTTATATCTTCTTTCACGTTCGCGTCTATGCGTTCCGTGAACATGGCAAGATGCTTTCCTATAAGTTCAAGGGATTTATTTGCACCGCTATGCTCAAACCTGTACTCGCCCGTTTCGTTTCCGTCTGCGTCTGTTACCGGATACACCTGCATGCACCTCTCGGCAACCTCTTTTAAGTTCTGCAATACCCATTCAACAGAAACCAGCGTCTTTTCTTCTGCCCTTTCCCGTACCTTTGTCATAAGCTGATCGTACCTTGCGGCTATCTTGGGGTTCTTTAATAATTTAGATGCCGTTTCATCGGCTGTCTTGTCTGTCATTTTCTTACAGTCATAAGCCGCCTTGTATGCTTCCCTTTGACTCATGCCCTTGACAAGCCCTTGTATAAAGTTTTCCTGCTTTTGGGTTAATGCCATTTCAAACCCCTCCGACATTAACATAACTTATAAGCTGGGCGGTTAAGTGCAAGATTACCGTTTTTTTGCCATTAAAAATATTTTTCATTTTTTAAAAAAAAGTATTGACATACTGCAAACGACGTGATATGATGGAATCATAGAGCGGCGCACGCCGTAATAAAAGGGAGGATAAGAAAGTGAAGATACTAGCCAAAACAATCAAAGGAAGAGAATTTATTTATAGTCGGTATGCAGCAGTACAGATACCGGAAAGCTGGAAACAAAACAAAGTGAGCGCATTTATAGACGGACTAAACAAACACTTTAATGTAAGAGAGAATGAAACCTATTACGCATATATGATAGACAAGTATGACAGCGTTTTACCGGAATACAGGGCGGCATATAGGCAAGGAAGAGCAACGCTAACAAGAATCTAGCAACCACTCACCGCGGCCGGACGGTTTATATCCGGCGTATTAAAAAGGAGGAAACGAAAATGACACAACAACAACAACAAATTATAAAATTGCTAGAGGAGCGCGGCCATGAAGTATATTATGGCAAAGGTGGATATTTTGTAAAAGACATTGGATTTATTACAACGAAACAGGCGCAAAAATTGACAGGGGTGGAGCCGCAAAAAAGGGAACACAAGGAAAGGATAACAGCATGGGGGGATTATGCAACAATCGCCATGCTTAATGGGAGGCGCGCATGAACAACGTCAAACAGCTACGCAAGGCGGCCGGTATGAGCCGCGCCGCCCTTGCAAAAAAAAGCGGGATCGGCGAGCGTACAATAGAAATGTACGAGCAAAATCGCCGCGATCTCAAAAACGCTAGGGCGCATATAGTCCTGGCATTGGCAAAGGCTCTCGATGTAGAGCCGGAAAGGTTATGGGAGGTAGAGAAATGAAACGCAGACTGGTATGAATCTAATTGAGCCGCAAGGCTCTTTTTTTTATCTATCAATCGAAAATCGTCTTCCATTTTGGTTGAAAACCCGCCCTCGTCAGGCGTTCATATACCTGATATCGTCCCAGTTTCCCCAGTTGTCTGATTCGACACACTTCCGTTTCGTCCATATCTGCCACCGATTGTAATGTATATTTTTGAGCCCTCAATAATGCGTTTCTCGCCATAGTAGGTATGTCCATGTTTTTGACCATGAGCAATTCAATTTCCTCACTGCTATGTTTTATAACCTCCGCTATTTTTTTTTCTGAATCGTCTAGGCATGTATCTTCTGTTTTATATTCCATTCCACAAAACGGACAAAAACTGTGATCCACTTCAATAGTCTTTGTTTTCTTGTATCTGTTAAGGAAAACGTCCCATATTTCAAGCCACACATGACCGCAAAGACAATTTAATCCCCACACTCCAACTCTTGGCTCAATCCCATTAACTGTATATTTTTTTATCATGTCGTTTTTTATTTTGTCTACACAATCGCATTGTACTGTTTTCATTTTTATTCCCCCGTATAACTTATTTTATTCTATACCACTCCTCAAAAAACCTATGCCGCAATCTGTATAGCAGCGTTTTGTCAATGTAATTATCCATCGCCGCCAATGTTATGGATTTACGCCCCGTCAGAGCGTCCTGCAACGCCATGAAGTGCGGTCCTGCTATCCGTGCAATCAACCTGTCAATCTTCTCCCTTTCGTCCTCTGTCAGCTTGCAATACCTCTTGCAGTGGAAGAATAAATATCCCTGGTCCTCATACGATAACCCGACACCGCGCATTTTTTTAAAATACAATGGCATTTACCCCCAACATATGGTATAATGGTTTTGATTGGATACCATACATTGCGGCGCAAGCCGCTTTTTCTTTATTTTACGGCTTTGAAATCAACATTCCTCCTATCGTTACTGCTTCGGCTGGCTCTGTGTCCCTATCTTTTGCATACTCTAAATTATCTGTTATTTCGTTTATCATGCTTCGCGTCCTTCGCAAATGCCTTAATTGATACTCCAACATCTCCTTTAATGGCGCATTTTGCCTCAGCCCTTCTCTTGTTGTGTCTTTTGGGTTTTTTACAATCCCGCTATGCTTATACAATATTTCTACCAAGTCTGCCAATACCATAACATTCGTAGTAATTAAGTTTAATTTTTCTTTTTCTGTTCTTCTCATGTTATCCCCTTTCAAAATTCGGACACGCTACGATATACGTTCTTTTGCATCTTTCGTTATCTTTGTAGTATGTCCGTTCTTTTGTTTTCACGCTTTTCGGCATTTCAAACCTCGACGCCCACAAACATTTATGGTCCGGCGGGTTGGTTGCGCCCCTGCATTCCCAACAAAGCATATCTGTTTTTTCTCTGTCATAACGGCAGTTGAATCCGTTTACGCCACGCAAGTGCGACTGGTCTTTTTTTAATCCCAACTTGTGACCTAACCTGCTTACCGTATTTACGTGCATATTGAACATCTCGCCCAATTCTATGTTGGTTGTATTGTGATACAGGTCTCTAAACCGTTTTTCTTCTGCTTGTGTTAAATCTCTTTTTGACATACGCGCCTCCTTTTCATTCGCTTTTATGCAAGCACCTTTTGCAAACCAAACTACCATCATCCTGTTCTACATAACTGTGACCGCTTATTGTATTTTCAAAACATCCTGTGCGCCACCAGTAGCGCAACGTTCGTTTAATTCCGATAAAAAAGCATATGATATTCATTCGTTCTCCTTTCACTTACCTTCTCCGCGCCATTCCCATTCCTCACAGTCTCCATAATACCAAACTGTATTTGTTGCATCATTGTTATCGTGTTTTGAACAATCATTCACAAATGCACATGTTGCACAATATCCGCCACAATCCCTCACCGCCGCCTCCGCCCGTTTTTCTGCGGCTTCAAGGCGGGAGAGGAGATAGGGAACGTCCTCGCGTGAATTTGATATAAAAACAGCGTCCCCCATCATGCAATCCTTACATACATCCTTATTGTCATTCCCTACCGTCAAATATATCCGTGTCCCATGATCATAACCGTACCCACAACCCCACGGCCCCGGCGTTGCCGCATCACACCGCTCTTTTATTTCTTCCAGTCTATCGTTTATTGCCTGTTCAATCTCCATCTTTCTGCTCCCTCAACAATTCATCTAAAATTTTTATTTGATTTTCCCTAGCCGCATCCCTAGCCGCATACATAGCCGCATACATAGCCGCATACATAGCCACATACATAGCCGCATACATAGCCGCATACATAGCCGCAGACATAGCCGCATACATAGCCGCAGACATAGCCGCATACCAAGCCGCAGACATAGCCGCATACAGTTCTTCGTCAGTCGCATCGCCTTTGATCCATTTTCTTTTTATTACGATGGCATTTAAACTTCGCGAGTCGGGATTGTCAATAAGTTTAAGTGCTTCTTCCGCGCATCTGCACGCAAATTCATGCAGTATGGGCGCATCTATAAATTCTTCACGTAAAACGAGCCATAGCTTATCTTTTGCCGGAATATCAAGCGCGAGCACATCGTATGCGTTGCATTCCACCCTGCCGTTTGCAAGCTGTAAAATTTTGTCTTTTTTATAGCATAGATTAAAGTTTAATATCTGTTCAATCGTTACTATTTTCATCTTCATGCTCCTTTCTTGCGACCTCTGCGGAGGCGCGGTCTAAAATCCAAAGTATATGTTCGTTTATAAACCAAGTAGAATCTTTGCTATTGTATTTAACATAAACCCGTATTTCTCTCTCCGATTTCCTATACCGTTCAAGTTCGGCAAGAAGAGAGGCGTTTTGTTCTTTAAGTATTGCAATTTCTGCGTTACAATCATCAAGCTGTTGTAGGAACTGCGATATTTGGTCTGTCATTACTTTTCTCCTTTCGGCGGTTGCGGTAGTGGCATCCAATACTGACAGGCGTTAATGTTATGTTCTGATTTTTCATAATTTGCTTGCAGAACTATTTTTTTATCGCAATAATCCTTAAATCTACATATATCACAAATCGTTGCACGACATCCTTTACACTCAATCATTGCGCTTGTTATGCTGCCGTGATCGGTTTCGTATAACTTTGCTTCTCCTCCGCAAAACGGGCAATGCTTTAATTCATCCATCTTTCTTTACCTCTTAATATGAGTCCCTAACCCTAAATTGCACCAACGTACAGTATCGTTGTATACATTCATCAGAATATACCAGTTGTCGTTTTACCTCTCGAAGTGATACTGTATAGTGATCATTATTGTCGTAATCCTCTTTTAGTTTTTCTATTACGTCCTCTACTTCCGCGTTATGCGCTTCAAATGATTCGCTTTCGGTGTCTATTGCATAGACAATCCCGTACCATTCACCTTTTAAAATTTCAGACGGAATTGGTATTCTTGTTATAGTGACGTTATTCATCTTCCCGCTCCTTTCTCACGGCCTCTGCGGATGCGCGGTCTAAAAACCATGTTTTGTTGAATGTGTGCCTTGTTGCTTTAATTCATCCATCTTTCTTTACCTCCTACCAATCAAATTTATCCGTTATTTCGATTTCGGTTCTTGGGTTCTCCCGGTCCACCTCAACGCAACTCCCATCAACCGTATGCACTATTCGCCTGTTGTCGTCCTCCAGCACCCCGTATTTTACTAGAATGTCTTGTATTGCTTGAATATACCCCACTAAATCACTTTTTCTGTCTGCGTCGATGTAGAACACGGCTTTCAGGTTTATCTTGTACCCTATCGGTTCACACTTTGGCATAAACCAGGCGCAGTCTTTTTCGTATTGCCTATATGCTGCGGATTGAATGATTCCGTTCTTCGTGATCTGCTGGCTGTTCTTTTTAGTTCGGGGCGGTATGGGTATTGTAAACTTCATGTTGTATTCTCCTCATAAAACCCGTTTAATATCTCGTCTGATTCCAACCTGTCTTTCTCAAAATGTTCTGCGCTGTATTCCCGTTGCTCAAAATCGCCCGTCTTTTGTTTTGGTAGTTCATCTTCCCATCTGCCCTGATTTAGCCAGGTTGAAGGATTTGGAATATATCTCCCCCCGTCACGTTTCCATTGATCACTTGCTTTCTGCCGTTCTATTGCTTTGAGAATGTCCGCAAGAAGCGGTTCGCCAACCTTTAACTTTTCAAATGACCTTCGAGCCTCGCCCTTACCTGTTTTTCTGGGGTATGATTTCCAGAAAGAATCAAACCGCGCATTTAGCGCATTCGGATTGGATTCCGTATTCGGATTGGATTGGATTGGATTACGGGGACATTTGATATCATCTGATATCATTTGATTGCATATGTTTTCAGGTTCTGGATATTTGCTTTTTTTTGATCGTATCTGTTGGTGGTTGTTCCAAGTTGCACATTGTATATATTGCCTTTCATTATGTTCGTATAAAACCACTAGCCCTATATCTGAAAACTTATTTAATGCCGTTATTATGTGCTTTTCGGATACATTTTTAAGAGGAAATAAACTTCCTTTTATAATCGCAGGACGTGCATCAAATCTGCCGTAGTCGTCACAATTAACCATAAGCCTGTAAAAAAGCACTTCTTCAAACCAGCTTAATTGATCTATCGTGTCACTTCTGCAAATTGTTTCCTTTATGATTCTATTCGGCATTGTTTATACCTCCAACCTCTTTATGTCGTTCGCGTTTTTCTTTGTTTTTAACGAATAGCACGATATTTTTAAAGGGTTCGTGTCGTTTGTGTTAGTTTCGTTTGCAATAAGAGCGTGAACGTCAAGGCTCATAATTATCATTCATGTTTAAATTCCTTTTACAACAACTGCACTTTATACCTCCAACCTGATCTGCTCCGTCTCGATCGCGTTTGCGCAATTTGCAACCATCTGTGCGTAATATGATGTTTTTAATTCAACCGCAACCGCCCTGCGTCCCATCTTTAATGCAGTGTACGGCTCGCTTCCAATGCCGCCAAACGGAGAAAAAACAACGTCGTTAGGATTTGTCCAAAGTTCAATGCCCCTTTCGATAACCTGTAATTGAAGCGGGCATATATGCCGTTCGTCCTTATCTTCCCTTGCGCTCGTTTTTTGAAGTGTATTTGACGGGTTTATATCCATCCATACGGGAGAAGCATACCGTTGCCATAAATTAACCGGTAAACTTTCGTTTGTATGCGTTACGCGCTCGGGGTTGTCGCCGGGCTTCCGCATGGTGACTAAAAAATCCGGTATTCCCTGTCTGCTCATGCATGAATCTTTTTTTATCTGCTTGTGTAACAACCCTAAAGCCTTTGTCCTTTGCATGGCCGTTACCGGGTCTTTCCATATACAAACTTCCGAATGATAGATAAATCCCGCGTCTTGAAAAATACTAATTAAAATGCCCCTGAAATCCGTTATACCAATAACCCCGTCGCGCTCTTTGCTGGTGGGTAAATTCATACAGTGAAACGACAGCAACCGCCCATGCATCATAACCCTGTACAATTCCGCAACCATGAATTTAAACTGATCGTAAAATTCGCTATGCGTCCGGCAGTTTCCCATATCTCGCTCGCTGTTTGAATAAGTGTAAAGCGACGCGAACGGCGGGGAAAATATGCTGTAATGTATTGAATCGTCCGGCATATCCCGCATAACTTCAATGCAATCCCCGTGATACAATGCGTATCTGTCTTTTATAACCTGATCTATTACCATACTCATGCACTCCTTAACCATTCCGGTAAGATAATTTTTTCAAATGCGTTGTAACTTTCGCTTATTCTGACGGTATTTCGTATATCGCCGTATAATATTTTTTTTGTATGTTCGACGAGTTCATCCATCAACCTTTGCGCGTCTTTTTGTTTGCGCTCAATGTTTTGTTTTACCGCGCCCTCATTTTCGCTTATAACAATATGAACATTTACGGGGTTTTTCTGCCCAAACCGCCAGCACCGCCGAACGGCCTGGTAGTATGCTTCAAATGAATCCGATAAACCAACAAAAATCATATCCGCGCAATTTTGCCAGTTCATACCCCATCCGCATATGGACGGTTTTGAAATTAAACACTTAACATCACCCGACGAAAAGCCGAGCATTGATTCTGTTTTGTAGTCGCTACTATCAGAACCGCGCACCTCAACCGAACCGTCAATTTTTTTTGCCAGTAATTCGGATTCGGTATTGAGATCACACCATATTAAAACCTGTCTGCCGCCCCGTAGTGCTTCGTAAGCAATTTTGGCGGCCTCGTCGGTTCTTCCGTCTATGCTGTTTCTTCGCGCCGCCCTGCGGTCATTTAGTGTCTGTTTTATTACATCTGATATAAACACAAACTGCCCGTTTCCGTCTGTCATGTTTTCAGCTTTTACAATATGCTCATGTATTTTCAATTCGGGTAATTCAAAACCGTCCTGTTCATATCCTAAATCGGATGGGTTTTGCAGTACACATGCCCACGACGCAATCCACTCCCAAAATTTATCCTCCGCGTGGCCCTTTAGTCTCCACTTTGCCGTGTCGCCGCCATCGTGTACAAAAAACGTTGATAGCATTTCGGGTTGTGTCATTATGCCGAAAAAATCAGAATGATTACCAAGTTCCATAAAATCATTTGGCGCGGGCGTAGCTGTACATGCAAGCTGATATTGCATCTTCCATGTGTCTGTTAAATATTGCCGCGTCTTACTGCTTTGGTGCTTTAAAATACTGCTCTCGTCAAGCACAATACCCGAAAAAGCCGCCGCGTCAAAATGCTCTAGTATCTCATAATTTGTTACGTTTATTCCGCGCTTAACTTCGATTTGAGACCGTGCAATATTAACATCAATACAAAACTTTTGTCCCTCGCGTTTTGTCTGCTGTGAAACCGCAAGCGGTGCAACAATCAAAACATCCTTATTTGTGCGCTCATGGACTATCCTTGCATATTCAAGCTGCTGCGGCGTTTTGCCAAGCCCGCAATCCTCAAATAATGCCGCCTTTCCTTTTTTTATAGCCCAATGAACAATATCCTTTTGCCAGTCAAATAACTTTGCGTTTATTTTTTCAACCGGATAATCAAATCCGCTTTCGTGAAATGCCATTTGTTTTGTTTTTAAAAAATCTGCGTACTCCATATCGCTCCTTTGGGTATATTGGGGCCGCTACCTACGGCCCCGTAACCCTACTACTACTTATATCTATCCCCCATGCCCACATAAGTGCTTTTTAAAGCATGGGCGGTTTAGAACGGAAGTTCGCCGTCTGCAGGCTGAAATTCTGAAAGTTCGTCGCCGAATAAATCATCAGCTGTTTTTTCTTTTGTAACATTAACATCGTTACCATGCAAATCTTTGCTTGACAAAAATTCCACTTCGTCCGCTATGATCTCGGTAACATACCTTTTAACGCCCTGTTTGTCCTCATAGTTGCGTGTTTGTATCTGCCCTACTATACCAACCTTTGAGCCTTTTTGCAGGTACTTCACGCAGTTGTCAGCAAGCACGCGCCATGTGACGATGTTTAAAAAATCCGCTTTCTGTTCTCCCTGTGTAAACCTTCTTTGTACCGCCACCGTAAAGGTGGTAATTGATATGCCTTTTTCGCTTGTTCTGTGTTCGGGGTCCTTTGTCAAATTTCCAACAAGTATCGCTTTATTCATCTAAATTTCCTTTCTTTAAAGCCAGTTTCTCCCGAATATCTGCATAAAATCTTCCCTTATTCCATGCACTTCTTCAAATTTCGTTTGAGCAAATTCTTTTAGTTCCGTATCAAACGCCTTGTCAAAATGCACGCCGTAATCGCTCATGTTGTGCCAGTCTGCACGAAGATAAACCCATAAACCATATTTTTCAGACCATTTGCGGTTAGAGCCACCAAAAACGTGGTGTTTATGAAGGCTATCGGTTGAGCCTGTCATAAAACAGACCTTTTCTGTTTGTAAAATACTATTTGCCACCCCACGCCTCCATCATTGACCGGATTTTTTACACTTGTATGCTTCGCACATTGATTTTAGATTTTCGTCTGATTCTGTTTCAATTCCCATATTTTTTGCATGGTCTACTATAAAATCAATCAGTATTGACATTTCGCGGGTATCGTAGCAGCTGGACCCGTAGTATTGAATTACATTTGTATAGCCCTCAATCTTACTTGCCCCAACAATATCGGTCAGCCATCCATAGCCAAGCGCCGCCCATCGTTTTTGATACTTTTCAACATCAGCGTTTTTAATGGGTACTATTTCAAACTGCCCAACCGCCCGTAACGCCTGATGGTATATCTCCAGCTTTGTATGCTCGCCTCTTAATGCTTCTGATATTTGCTTGCATAATTCCCACATATAACGGTTCGCTTCGTCGCTGCGCTTCTCCCGATGCTTTTTAATCTCAATATCAAGCAGATCGTCTTTCATGTGCAGGACGTCTTTTTTCTCGTTCAGTTCCAACGATATGCGCTGTTTCCCGCCCGAAAGTATTAATATTTCTGCTATCTTTCCGGTGAATGTCATTTTGCTTTTTTCCTCAATATAGCCAACGCTTTAAGCGAATCTTCCCTTGTCATATCGTCAAGGCTTGATACTTTATAGGTTTTTAAAATGGCCGCAAGTTCTGTGCCAGTATCGGCGCACAAATCCATGATCTGTTTATCAATCTGTTCTTTTGTCGGAGGGGTGTATTCTGAACGAAACGTATCGTTAAAATTCTGTTGCGCTTCTTTGGTTGCCTGTTTTTGTTCTTCTGTAGGCTGTTTTTGCTGAATAACAGCGTTTGCTACCTCTTCAAAACTGGCTATGCTTGTGTCAATACCAATACCAAGGTTTCCTAAAGCCCTGCCCCATGCTGATGTTTCGCAGTTCTCAATATACGATGTTTTGTTGATGTAGGTTGAGCCTTCTTTTTCATAGGCGTGACCAGTCGCAACAACGTTGCCGTTTCCGTCCTGTACGGTCGCCTTTATGACACATACGCCGTTTTCGAGACTAACTATTTCAGATATAAGGCGATACCCCTGATACAGTTCCCTGAACGCCCTTATGCGCTCGTTTACCAAAACGTAGTCTTTGCCTTTGATGTCAATGGTTTGCAGTTTATCCATTCAGCACCTCCAACAATGCCTTGTCTATTTTGCTTTCGATTTCTTCAACGTCCTCTTTAATGTCCTTATCAAGATACAATGTTTTCATCACTATAACGTAATCAATTAAATCCTCTGCTGTTCTGAATACTGTTACGTCAACCCTGTTAAAAAACCCCGATGTATATATTGTTGCGTAACATTGACCGCTTGTGATGCTTTTTAACGCCAGTAATCCGCTATATGTCTTTGTCCATAGTTGATTGTTTTCATGCGTCATTTTCCCTTCCCCTTTCTTCTATCATGTTTTCGTAGCATCTTCGACAAATAACCTCGCCGTGTACCCGTGCCGATGTTTCCGGATCTGCTGGCCTTCCGCACTTGTCGCAAGCAGGAAGCTGCAAGTCGTCGTCGTCAGGCCAATCCAATGCCGGATATCCGGACTCGCCCCTTACAGCTATCCACTTATCGAGCGCGCTTTCCCATTTTTCCATCTGTTTTTCTCCATTTCGAGCCGTTTTAATGCTTTTATGATTTCCAAACGGTCACAATCTGAAACCGCTTTCATCAACGCTTTTTTGATTTTATTTGCTTGTGTCATAATGTGCACCATATAACCACTACCGCATAACAGGCTAAAAACCATGCCATACCGATAGCGATTCTTGTTATCCACCATATGAATGAATATCTACGAATTTTCATTTATTTGTCCTCCCAAATTCCAGTTATTTCAAAAAACATTTTTGCGTCATATTCCGGAAGCGATCGCACATAGTCTATCGCGTCTTTTGGCATATCGCGCCACGCTTCCTCTTTTTGAATTTCAGATGCGTTTGTGATTGGCGTTTTTTTCCAATCGCATCCCGATTGAATGTAAAGCGATTTTAAATTGTTAAAAGTTGGACGCCATCCATCCAAAGCGGCATATAAGTTTTTATTGATTTCTTGAAAACGATCCCGTGAAACGATTTTGCCAAAAATACTATACTGGCGCACTTGATTTGCAAGAAATAACGCGCTATCTACACCAAACGAATTTAGTATGCCAAACGACCCCGCAACGCCTTTCGACCCCGCAACGCCTTCCGACCGCGCAACGCCGTACGACTCCGCAACGCCTTCCGACCGCGCAACGCCGTTCGACCCCGCAACACCGTTCGACCGCGCAACGCCGTACGACTCCGCAACGCCTTTCGACCCCACAACACCTTCCGACCACGCAACGCCGTACGACCCCGCAACGCCTTTCGACCCCACAACACCTTCCGACCCCGCAACGCCTTTCGACCGCGCAACACCTTCCGACCACGCAACGCCTTCCGACCACGCAACGCCGTACGACCGCGCAACGCCGTTCGACCCCACAACACCTTCCGACCCCGCAACGCCTTTCGACCGCGCAACACCTTCCGACCACGCAACGCCTTTTTTTATTTTGTCAAACGGTATTTCGCGCACTATCTTTATTTTGTTGGTTGCGTGTTTGCTGTCATCGCTGTGATCTACAACATCACCAAGCGGTTCAACCTCTACAATGTGATTCCATTGAACGCAATCATAGTACGAAAAGCAATCTTCTAACTTATCGCAATAATGAAACCCACGCTCGCATATAATGGGTTTTTCATCCATTGAGTAAATTTCGTTTGGAAACCTGTTCGGGTCTTTAAATTGATAATCTTTACACGTCCAGTCATTGTTTAAAATCTTATATGCCATTTTTCCATCCTCCGATTTAATAAGGTGGGAGAGGCAGGATTGATTGCCTGCCGACGCTCTTGGCGTTCTATCTCTCCCATACTGCGCGGATATACCGCCGCGCTTCGGTTAGCCGATTAAGGAAATTCTGATTTCTGTTAGTGCCCTGAGTATCTGGCAGGCTGTTTCCAATAGTTCTTTTTGACGGCTACAAAGAGACTTAACGCACACTCTATCGAGGCAGTCTTGCTCAACTCGTTGTCCCAAAATAAACGCTCTCACCAATTCAACGTCGCCTAAAACGTCTTTTAGTGTGGCTCTTATTTCGGATGTCAGCATGTCAATATTTTCTTTTGGTTTGCATGTGCCTTTAGGTTCGTAATCCATATTTACCTCCATATAATTTACTGCGCGGATATACCGCCGCGCCTCGGTGGTTTAAATTTGAAATCCCTCTGGATATTTTGTTGTTAGCGGCCTGTACTCAACGCCAATCTCTGTGCTAGTTTTGTTGCATTTAGGGCAGCGCATGGCCGGTATAACGTTTTCGTGAAAATTAGCATCGTCGTATCCTCGGCCCTTACTTACATGACCGCAGCCCTCACACTCATAGTCGGCCTCAAAGTCGCGTCTGTGTTGATAAGTGATTTGTTTGATTTTCATATCTACCTCCATATAATTTACTGCGCGGATATACCGCCGCGCTCGGTTAGTGTTTATTTAAAGGGCGAGACCGATTGTTTTATATCCAAAACCGTCACAACTCAATTTCAAATATCAGCCCCGCCCCTTAAAGCGTTCAATCACATATGCTATCGCGGTTAATCCTAAACCGCATAAAACTATTATTAAAACATATTCCATGTTGTTTACCTATGGGCGTGGAAAGGAGGATAACCCCGCCCGTTAGATTATCTATCACTAAATGTCAATCGCTCAAATTTTTGCATACGTTCTTTAATTCGTTTTTCTTCGTACTTTGTTTTTGCCTTGATAAGCATATCGTGTTTGATTGCATTTTCATGGTGACGTTTTGATAGTGCTGTTATTTGTTCTTTTGTGTCCATGATTCACCCTCCGCCTTGCGTTCTATAAACTGATCTACCCATTCCGGCTTTATGCGCCTTTGATTGGCTATCTTCGCCGCCTTTAGTTCGCCTCGATAGATGTACTCATATACCGTCCTGTCTGATATAAGAAGAACCTTTGCAACGTCGGTTATGGTGTAAACCGTTTTAGCCATTTTGGAGCCTGTTCATAATGTATTTTTGGCCTTTGGGTAAAACCTTTGGGGTAAATTTCAATATAACGCCGTCGCTCGTATGGATAGGCCGTTCGATGATCTCAAAATATCCGTTTTCGATGTACCTTTGATATGGTTCGTTTTGGCTGTTGAGCAATCCCCATTTACGCAGTTCGCGGAAAAGGTTATTTTGCCCGATTGTTTTACCGTGTTTGGAGCATACCTTTGCAAGTTCCCTGATTAAAATGCTATCCTTGCTTGATTGGCACGTTTCGGCAAATAATACTTTCGGTTTGTCCTGCTCGATCTTCTCCGCCAGTTCAGCCGCCATCCGCAGGGCTTCCGGTAACGATTTAGGAACATGGAACATATCACGCGCCCTAAAGTATGTTTCAACAAGGTGATCGTATACCTCCCAGGCCTTGTCGGTGTTCAGACTTTTAGCGTGGAGCAACGCGCCTTTTTCCGTCCATAGATAAACGGTTTGTGCCTTTTTTGAACCGTCATCAATTTGATGATGGTTGCAAAGGTCCGTTTTGGCCTGTCCTGAAAGTGCATAATAATGTTTTCCGCTTTCGTATCTCTCAATGTTGCGATTAAAATTATTAGATATTATTCTTGCGTCCGTTCCGTAACCTTCTGCGATTTGCGCTGTTGTCAATACTCTTTGATTGTTATGTTCAACTGGTATTAAATTGTTCATGGTATTACCTCCGTAAAATATCTTTTTAAGATACTTGTTTCGCAAAAAAAATATTATCCATATCCTTTGCGGATAAACCATACCTTTCTTTTATAAAAGCCATCTCCTGTTGATTAAATTCTGCGCCGTTTTTTTGGTTGATTTTCGCATTTAAGCGCGATAAACTCAATCCCATTGCGGACGCTAATGTGCGCTGTATGTCTTTATGCTTAATCATATGAGACCTAAAAAGGCTTTTGTTCATGTTTTTTCTCCTTTCGGAAGCGTATCTTTTTGAGATACTTTTAGTTTACATTATCCGACGTATCTTGTCAAGATATTTTTTTCTTGCATTTTAAATTATTTTTATTATAATAAAGATATAACGGAGGACAAAAAAATGGATATTGGAAAAAGGATTCGCGATCTGCGAAACGCGAAAGAAATGTCCCAAGAGGAATTGGGCGAGAAAATAGGCGTGCAGAAAGCTGCCATACATAAATATGAAACCTGGATAAATATATCAAGAAAATATGATGTTGCATTTTTGTTGCATTTCGGCGTTTCAAAATACAAAAATATATGAAAAAAGCCCTATTTAAAAGGCTTTTTAGGTGGCAGCGGAACTAGGGTTCGAACTATGTAAAGGCGTTTGAAACCAATGTTTATAAATATGAAAACGCTTGTAATAACCGCATTAGAATCATGTTTTTAAAGGGTTTGCCTTGCAACCGATTGAAGTGAATATACATCATTTTTAAACTGTCATGTTGCATTTTTGTTGCATCGTAGTATAATAGAATCAGGTGATATTATGAAAAAACTTCTTTCCATTATAATATGTATCGCAATTTTGTCTTTTGGTTCAACCGCTTATGCGCAGATCACAAAAGATCAGTATTACGCGCGGTCAACGCTGGAGGAGAATGAACTGGAATTTTACGATCATGTTTATGATAGGATGACAAACGAACACAGTAGGGTTTATCCGGAAAACTATGATATAACCGAAGAACGCGCAAGGGAAATAATATCTTATGTGTTTAATGATTCCCCCGAACTATGGAATTATGACGGGCGGTTTACGGATGAAGAAATTGAAGGATTTAACGCCGAACTTGCAAAAACATCCGAAGAAATTATAAATATGGTTTCAGATAATGCAAGCGATTATGAAAAAGTACAAACTGTTTATGAATATCTTGGGAACGGTATTCAATACGTTGATAGCGAAAATCAGCATTCTATTATTGGCGGCCTTGTTGAACGAAAAGCCACTTGCGGCGGCATAAGTGATTCACTTCAATATATATTATATCAGCTTGATATACGCGCTTTAACGGTAATTAGCACGCCCGAACAGGCCCACGCATGGAATATCATAGAAATAGATGGGAATTGGTATTATGCCGACTTGACAAACGATTTACTTTCCATCAAGGCCGGAACGATGGTATATTTTCTAAAGGACGATTCATTCCTGCGGTTCAACCATCCAAGCGAAAGTTTAAACCCACCATTACCCGCCTGTACATCAAAGAAGTATATGGAGCCCGTACAAGCCCCTACACCGGAGCCAACGCCGGAGCCTACTGTTTTATCCGTAACGATAGAAGAAACGCCGCCTAGCGATTCTACAAGCCCCGTATGGTGGTTTATTGTGGTTGGTGCTGTGATAGCGGTTATAATGGTAATAAAAAAGAGGGTTAGAAGATAACCCCCCTTTTAACTTCCCAATCTCAAAACGGCAAATATTACTCCGCCAAACCCACCGACAAGAACCGTGAGAATCATCCACATCATTTTTTTAACAAAGGCTAATTCTGTTTTTATGATGATAATGTTTTCATCCTGCGAATTAGTATGCGCCATGCACTTTTCGCGGTATTCTTCACATTCTTTGCGGCTTATAAATACGCCGTCTCTCTTGTAATATTCTTCTGCCATTTTGAGTACCCCTTTTAAAACTTATTTTTTACATTCGGATTGTTTACCACGCCAAACCCGATCAGAACGGGTAACAGCACGTTCATAAGTCCGTCAGCTGTGGGCTGAATGTCAATACCGGCAGTAGTTTTTACAACAAAAACCACCAAAGCGGCGACAGCCAACCACAAAGCCCAAGACTGGTATTTTTTCTGCTCCATCATTTTACTCCTTTCTTTAGCTTTGCCATTGTTTATTCTCCCTTCTTGAAATCACCGTAAATAATGATTCCGTCTTTACCGTTAATTCTTGCCCTTGCTACTGTTTTACTGTTTAAATCTGCTGTTTTCATCGGGTACGCCAGCAATTCAACAGTTTCGCCTTGTTTTACCACCGACGCGCCCGTGATGAATAAAGTGTCTTTTATTGCGGAATAAGTCAGATCATTTACAACCGGTTTAAACCCGCTTGCTTCAATAATCCCGTCATATACCGCCTGGACGTACTGGTCAAACTTCATGTCAAATAACAGGTTGTCCGCCGCATTGGTGACAAAAAGTATTTCAACCGTCGTCGCTGGCATATCAGTTTTGCAAAGCACCGTTGCATTTTGCAGTTTATATCCTACCTCGCTTGTCCTATCCCTGCCGCCAACCGCCAGCATCTTTTTTTGTATCGCCGCCGCTAAACGTTTACTGCCATCGATTGCCGCAGTGACTACTTTTGTTTTTGGCACAAGGCATTCAATCCCGTTTGCGCTTGCCAGCCAGTACAAATTACGATGTATAGATACAAAGTAATTGCATCCCGTAGCGTTCGCCAGTTGCGCCCGCGCTTCCAAAGACGGGTATGTATCGCCCGTCCTCGTCTGAACAACCTGAATCCCTGCGGCTTTACATTTTGCCGCAAGAGCGTTTGCAAACCTCAATACATCGGTTTTTTCAAATCTTCCGCCGATTCCAACGGCTCCGCTATCCGTCCCGCCGTGTCCGGCATCAATACATATTTTCATTTTTACCCCCTAAATAGCAACTCCCGTTATTTTCCCTATTTTTGTTGTTGCGGTCAAATTATAAATGCTATTTATTTCGTCTTGGCTTAATGCCTTGTTGAAAACCAAAACTTCATCAAATAAACCCGCGGTTCCTGCGTTTGCGGCTGCTATGTTTCCGATTACAAAGTTTGTCGCGGCAGCGTTCGATGAACCCTGCGTTGTTCCTAAAGAGCCATCTTCCCTTGAGCCGTTCCTGTACTTATAAACGGTGTTCGTTCCCCTTGTTACAACGAAATGAACCCATGCCGCCGTTCCTATTGAGTAAGACGAAACGTTAATGTTTGAGCCGCCAGCAGTCAGATAAACCTGTCTATTGCCGGAGTTATAGGAATATTTTAGCGAAACGCCCTTATACCCATTCACCGCCGCGTCAAATATCGTGTAAACATACCCTGCACCGTTTACTTCGGCGTTCAGTTTCATCCAAAACGCAACGGACAAATCACCCGTCAGCCCTGTAAGTCCTGTCGTACTTAATGTTTTATTGTGCAGTTGCGTACTGCCGAAATCAGCGCATTTGCCAAATTTACCAGACGCGCCCTGCGATACGGAATTGCCGTTTGATAAGGTCAACCCATTACCGGACATATCTTTTAATAAATCGCCGTCAAAGCGATAGTAAGCCAGTAAACTGGAATCACCCGCAAAAAGGTCTCTTACGGTTGAATTGCTTACGCCACCTATACTTCGCGCGTCGGCGACGGTAACGCCTAAAAACTTACTTATCGCCATTATGCTATCTCCACTTGCACCAAGCTAGGATTAAAGAACATTCTGTCGGCGTGGGTGGCAACACCCAAAACCTGTACAACGTCGGACGCACCACTAGGCGCAGTCTGGCTTAATGTATTTCCGGTTGTTGCCGTGACCGTTCCGTAAATCAACCCGCCAACCGTCCAGTTCCATGCGTCGTTGCGAGCAAAGCCAATCATTAAAAAACTGCCGGTTGCGTCTGCGCTTATCGTGGCATCGGCGCACATCACAAGACCGGACATTGATGCAATCGCGTCCGCGTCTACCAACGTTGCTTTGCCGGTTGATGCGATATAGCAAACATCACCAAAGGCTATGTTTCCAGCGGCTACAAAATCCGCCGTTATTCCTGATACCGTTGCGTCTGTGTCGGGGGTGCTATCTATATCAAGTCCGCTAACTCCATCTAATCCCGCTTTTAATTCTTCAAGTACACCTTGCGGGTCAGTGGCGGTCATTCCGTCAATCGGCTCCATGCCTAATTGACTGATACCCTCGCCCGCGTCTGTTGACGCTAACGAATCAATTAAGGGATTATACTTATCTTCAATTAAATATTTTGGAAGCGCGTCAAATCTCGCTTTTCCCGTTGCTGGTAAACCCGAAAACTCGTCCACGTTTGAAGCGTGATCGCGCCCCGCGTAGTCTGCTAAAATATTTACCTTATAATCTGCAATTCCAGCCATAATTTTTTACTCCTTATTCATAAAATCCGCCGTTGTCCAACCCTTGTAATAGTTTGAAATACTGCATATATTGTTTTGCAACAACGTCCATTGAATATCTCGACTGCGCGTATTTCCGTATCGCTTTTCTGTCCATCTTCGCAGTTGCGGCTTCGACAAACTCTTTTATCGTATGGCATCTGAACCCGTGCTGACCGTGTATAAATGTTTCCGTAAAACATCCGTATGGCGTTGTTATAACCGGAGTACCGCACATCATAGATTCAACGTGTACGCCCTCAAACGGACCAACATAGAGAGTGGGGCATATCAATGCTTTTGCGTGGCTCATTAAATCGGCCCTTTGTTTGCTGTCTATCACGCCTATGTATTCAATGTTGTTGCCTTCCAGATACCCGCCTTCATAATAAACCCTGTTTCCTTCGGTTTTGCCACCCTGTCCTGCAAGGATAAATCTTTCATCAGTCATACGCCGCGCCATTTCATCAATGATCTGCAATCCTTTACGGGTGATCATCCGCCCTACAAACAGGTAATAGTCATGCGGTTCGCCTTCGGGAAACTCTGTCGGGTCGAAGTAGTTTGGTATAACCGTGTCGTAAAACCTGCCGTCGCTTTTCTGCATACCGTAAACGTAGTTCTGCCATGCGTAGGATTCAAACACTTTAAAATCTGCAAATACGCCCGTGTAGCCTATGCCTAACTCGATAAACCTGTTGGGGAAAGCGTCTTTTATCGGCTTGTCCGCTATGCCGGAGAACGTACCGATGAAGTCTCCCGTCTGGATTCTCTTGCCGATCTCCGCTATGCAGTTTTTGTGAAACTCCTGCCACAACGGTTTACTGTTGTCAAAATCGTTTTTGAGGTAATCTTCAGGACCGTTGAAACCAAACTTGCTTAAATCTTGCTTTTTCATACAAGTTGCAAGTTCGGCGGGGGTGTCGTTATCTTCTCCCGCGTAAACACACACTTTTATACCTTCTTTGGTGAGCATTTTACACATTTTTATAGCTTTTGATGTATAAGCGCACCGGTTGTATTCAGAAGTAAGTTGTGTATGCGGTTGAGATATAATATGTATTCTCATAGAAACGCACATACCGCCTTTATTACCGTTGTTTGTACCGTACCCGCAAGTCCTATTTTGTCGGTATTGGCCGTCAAAGAAACGCCCATCATGTAATACGTTGTTTTTGACGCTACGGTTATAGATTTAGACAGGTTCGCAGGACACCACAATGAAAGTTTTGTTACATTAAGCAATATCCGCGTTACAAGTTCGTTGTCAGAAAATGAACTGTTTGATGTTGACAATCCAAAATTGGCGGCCTGGAATGTATTTGCGGCTTCCTCGCTTTTCAACAAAGCAGACCATCCGAACTGTTTCCACGAACCGATAGGAAGATAAAACGTAAGCCATGTATAATATGTTCCGTTTCCAGGGCTCGTTTGTTCCGTATCTGACGTTGACTTTAAATAAACCGTCCACTTCTGTTCTTCTGATGGAAAATCTATCGGAGATTTGTATATTGAATAATACGTGTTCGTGATCGCCGAGTTTGCCATTAGATACAACGCCAAGCTGTCAGTCGGGTCTATTTCGTGCAGGAACGTTACGGTTGTGTTTGGGCTTGAGTACGATGGTGCTTTTACAACAATGCCGTAAACAACTTGACCGTTGTTTGTAAACTTTAACCGCGTACAAATTCCTATTTCTCCGGTTACGTCCCTGTTTATTGTTATGATACCTATCGGGTCGTCAACGCTGGAATATGTCCATGTATCAGCAGATGCCGTCCATCCTGTTATCGACGCGCCGACACCAGTTGGCCCTGTTGGACCCGTTGGACCAGTCGCACCAGTAGTGCCTACTCCAGTTGGACCGGTAGCACCGGTGGTACCTACCCCTGTCGGACCCGTTGCGCCGGCGGGGCCGGTTGCACCCGTAACACCAACACCAGTCGGTCCGGTCGCGCCTATTGGTCCAGTCGGGCCTGTAGCTCCTGCTGGTCCAGTCGCGCCAGTTGTTCCCACCCCCGTAGGGCCGGTTGGTCCTGCCGGTCCCGTGGGGCCGGTTGGTCCTGCAACCGTACTGTCTGCTCCAGCCGGTCCAGTTGCGCCGATTGGTCCGGTAGGGCCTTGTTCTCCGGTAGCACCAGTTGCGCCAATTGGTCCGGTTACGCCAACTGGGCCTGTTTCGCCTATCGGTCCAGTTGCGCCGGTGGTTCCAACTCCGGTAGGTCCTGTTGCACCTGCAGGTCCCGTTGCTCCCGTAACCCCCGCGCCCGTGGGACCAGTTGCACCCGCGGGTCCGGTCGCTCCCGTCGGTCCAGTGGGGCCTGTTGCACCCTCAACACCGCTAACCAAAATATCGTCAATCAACTGATTATGAGCCGGTATGATTACGTTTAAAGATAAGCTATCACTGCGTTCTTTTACGGCAGGTGTCAAAATACTGTTTTTGCGCAACGTAAGCGAAGATAAATCATGTCCAAGTATTTTTCTAGCGGTTATTTTGTTGTCTACTATACCCATGCCGACACCTACTTCAAATTTGATTCAGATACTTCAACCTCAAGCGTTAAAGACTGAAACGCCGTGCATCTGAACGCCCGCGCTGATGCAATTTTTATCTGCAACCGCCTAAATTCTTTGGTTTTCAACTTCTTTAAGATATAAGACACGTTCACCCTGCCGCCGTATGCAAAGTTGCCGTAGTTGTATAATCCGTAGTTCCAATAGGAAGTAGATTTCAGCGTGATTACTTTGCTGTTGGCTAAATCGGTTTGCTCCGTTCTCCAGGTAACGTCAACCTCCGCTTGTTCGCGGGTGGTAAGCAGCATATCATTTCGCCCCTGCACAATCGTTTTGAAATAGTTCGTATATCCGTACCAATCAAACGAAAGGCAGAAATAATCTTCGATGAACCGGTTGTCATACGCATATGCCGATGATGTTAGTTCGCTTACCGTTCCGGTTCTTGTTAAGTCAAGGTTGAACATATAAATGCAACTGTCGCAACAAAGATAAAATTCATCTTCACCAAACGATTTTAAATTATACGCCGGAGTAAAAACTCCGCCGATGTATGCGCCCGTTGCTGTTGCTCCGTCCCTTGTGCCTGTTTCGGTTCCGCTTGTGTCGGGCGGGTTTGTCACATCCCCGTTGTCGTCGATGTATTCAGGGTATTGTCCTGTCCATGTCCCAAGATTTTTAAGGCAAGCCCATTCGTATTCAACATATTGAGATACCGCCGTATCGCCGTATGCTTTTATATTGCTGTCCGCTAAATAAGCGTTTCCAGTGTCGGGGCAATAAATATACAAATAATTTCCGTGCTGTTCAAATATCGCGTTGCTTAAAGTTTCAAGCAAAAGTTTGTTATCAATCAACGTGGATCTGTGTTCAATGTTCCTTTCGCTGGATATATTCAGTTCTCTTGAAATAGCGTTCACGCCGTTGTTGCTCAAAAAGATATTATCGTCAACAAACACGCACGAATTTTTATAACTTAACGCGCCTATTGTACCTATTCCCTGTACTGCTTTATAGGTTTTCGGGTTTAATTCATCGTCAAATTCTTCGATGGATACAATGCTATAAGAAGCGTCCTGCTGTGTGTCCTGCTTTAACGCAAGAAAACTATCACCTGTACCAAGCATCTGCATGGAAACGATGGGCGAAGCCCCCGCCCCTGCCCTGTCGTTGTACATGACCTCCCCGAAATAAGAGGAATCGTTAAACCCTGTCCATAATATCCTGTTTGGATATAGCGGATTACCCGTAACAAATAGCCTATTATCAAATACAAGCATTTCAGTACAGCCGGTTATCATTTCAAGATAACCGCTTGTGGTTTTTGACGGTGTAAACTCAACGTTTGCCGCGCCGGTTGTGGATGGCGCAGGTGGTATGTTTCCAACCGTCCATGTTATAAGTCCGGTTGTTCTGTTTACCGTGAAATGCGTATCTTCTGTTTTCGCAACGTCATTGACCGTCGCCGTAACTGCCGCCGCGTCAAGTGTGGTTAAGGAAAGTTGGTATTCGTCGCTTGTATCGTCGCCGACAAATGTTTCTTTAAACTTCGGCTGGATAATGTTCCTTTGCTGATAAACCGTACCATCTCCGGCATCCGGTGATTTTCCAATCCACATCGTAGGTATGAAAGCAATATCCTTCATTTCCCCGACTGTCGTCCCGTCGTAATATAAAAACTCGCCGCCGCCAAGCATGATAAGCATATTGTTAAACTGTATAAATTTCATAATCTGCGCGGGCATATCTGAATAAATGCTTGTGAGATTGGTTTCATCGGTAAAGGCTATTGGATAGTTATCCCATGTGTATAACCTATTTCCAACGTGGATAACTACCTTTGTCACCGTGGAGCCGCTTGAAACGTACTCGAATTTTTCTATGCCGTAGCAGATGGGATCATCTTCCCCCGCCTGTACCGGAAACGTGCCGAATTTTCTGTAACCTGGATGCGTTTCCCAATCGCCGGACTTACCTCTGTAATAATTCACACTTTCGGGTACGCGAAACGGCGCGGTTTCTTCGTTGCGAAAATCCACGCCTATGACCGGACCAAACCGTTTGGTTATGATTTTGGTTTTTGTTTCGGGTACTTTAAGCGGTATTAACATACAATCACCTAATCAATGTCATAGAATTTAACAGCCCTTGCCGAAGCGACACCTTCGCGGCTTTCAAGCATAGCCATTTTTTGCTCTGAATGCGCGATATAATCCCCGTATTTCTGATTTGGTCTTGTTATCAAAGCACAAGCCCTGTCAACGATAACGTCCTGTAATTCATACGGAACGTCTATTTCTGTACTGTCTATTGTGTCCTCTGTGATCGCGTCGGGGAAATATATAGATTCAACGGTTATTTCGCCTATGGTGTCATATCTTAACAGTAGATCGCCGCCCACTATCCGGTAATCAACCGGCATTGCGTCTTTGTCAAACGCCCGTAAAACCTTGTACAGATTCGCGGGTATAGCATAGGCATTCCATACATCAAAAGCGGGGATTCTTCCAGCCGCCGAGAACGACACCCCATACAAAGCAACGTTTCTAAAGTTGTAATACGTCCCGCCCGCAAATTTCATTGTGGTTTGAGTATCAGCCGCCGCGCCCGCTATCGCACCCTTATACGCTGTGAACGTCCTCGCGCCCGTCTGCGCCGCGTGGGTTATTGTAACTAAATCAACCCCCGCTTGGCTTATGGTGACCGTACAGGCATCGTCAACCTCAAAATTGTAGGCAAATGCTTCATCAACGGTAAATTCAATGTCGTAGCCCATCGAGGTATAAACGTCGTCCTGCGTGGTGATTTTGTTCGCGGATTTACCCTGTACAATGTTCCAGTTTTCGGGAACGGCTTTTCCATAGAAAGCAAAGCGCACGGCTTCATTTATCACATCGTTAAACCGCGCTTTTAAATCCTCGTCGTCGGTAAAACCGCTAACCGTGGAATCATAATCATTTAGATTTTTTAGAATTTTCTTTTTGTAATCTTCCAGCGTCAGGTTTGCCATTTGCAATCTCCTTCACGGGTTTCACTTCTTCAAACTTCCGCGCAAACTTCCGCGCTAAATCTTCATTATCGGTTTCAAAAAAACCGTTTTCGTCAAATCTGTATTTCTTGTTGGTTCTGTGGTCTGTAACCAACATATTGGGTGTTCCCTTGAACTTCATATATCCTCCTAGAGAAAATAAGGGCGGCGGTTAAGCCGCCCATTGTCCTATAACTGAATTACCCTTAATGTCAAGGCGTGATCGGTCAGCAGTTTTTTGCCACTCGCGGGAGTAGCAAGGATTTCCACTTTACCGTCAGTGTTGACACCATAACCGGATTCAACAAGGAAAGCGGTTACTTTGTTCTGGACGGTCGTACCAAGCGAAATAGCTTTTCCTGCCCATCCGTCACCCGCGACGGTCGTCAATGCAACAGGGCCGTGGGTGTTAGCCAGCGAAGCCATAACAATGAACGGTTTGCCCGTAGCGGTGAATTCAAAAGTTTCCGTAGCGTCCGCAACTTCGGAAGTAGCAGCAGCCGTCGCGCTGTCAGCACCAGTCCTAAAGGCCGTCAAATTGGCCGGAGTGATTGCAATATTAGACATTATTCAAACCCCCTTTCCCTTAAATGGCTGTTTCAGCCGTATAAGTGAGCGTACCAACAGCCATTTCGTTGGGTTTTACAACTTTCGCGCCGAACACATGCAGACCGCGCACGCCGTTAGCGAACGCCGTTTC